AATAGACGCTTGGAGAGGTAAATCACCAGAAGAATTTTGTACAGGAGATATGCTCAGAAACTACCATAGGAACAAAACAATGGTAGATTTAAGGGAAACTCCAAATTCAATTCGTATAAATATTATCAATCAGTTCAATGAGCAGAGTCCAGTACACGGAAAGCTCATGAATTACTTTATTGAAAAGAAGTTGAAAAATTTGATGGAATACGTTGGAGATTTTTAATTATGGCTATATCATTAGTAACTATATTTGCGGATGTTGCAAAGGCTAAAAACAAAAAGGAAAAAAAAGAGATTCTTCTCAAACACGGAAACAATGGCGCTTTAAGAGAAATACTAAAGTACACTTATGACCCGAATATAAAATTTCTCTTACCGCCTGGAGATCCCCCTTATAACTCTGTAGTAGATGAAACAGAAAACCCTACATACTTGTACGGATTGATAAGGAAATTGTATTTATTTGTAGAAGGTGGAAATCCAAATCTCAAATCACAGAGAAGAGAATATCTTTTTATAGAATTATTAGAAAGTGTTCATCCCAAAGAGGCCGAAATATTATTACAGATGAAAGATAAAAAACTTAAATGTAATGGTCTAACCTATAACCTTGTAAAAGAAACATTTCCGAGATTAATAACGTGAAAACACTAAAATCCATTGAGGATAGAATAGTAAACCTACAGAAGATAGCCAGCAATGGTGATACTTCTGTGGTGGAAGCTGAAATACGGCACTTAGATTTGGTAGGGATGATTCCAAATCAAATCAAAGTTGTTCTTGCTCGTGAATTTGGGGTTTCTTTAACTATGGATTGGGATAATTCCAATCAGCGCTTTTCAACAACAGTTGATGGCGTGACTTATAACTCCAGCTTTGACCACAAAGCGTATATGATAGAGCCATGGGAACATGGAGTAAGCTACGCTCGTAGCTCTCGCCGCCGTTAAGACTTCCGAATTTAAATCTAAAATAGAAGAGGAATATGAAGAAGTTCATAGCATCACTTTTAGCATGTACGTTGTATTTTACAACAATGCTAAATTCAGGCACTACAAATAAAATTTGGGTTACAGATAGTGGTAATAAATCACCACAATTGTTTGATCCAATACAAACTCCAAATCAAATAAGGACTACTGTAGCTGGAAAAACTACAATCTACAATATGGTAGACCAAAAAGAATTGGAGTGTATGTCAAAAAATATATATTTTGAAGCAGCAATTGAATCTACTGCTGGTAAAATGGCAGTAGCACAAGTAACCATGAATCGTGTGAATTCACCAAAATTTCCAAATACTGTTTGTGCAGTTATCACACAAGGCAAACATTACGCAAATGGTTTTCCAGTAAGAGATCGTTGCCAATTTTCGTGGTACTGTGATGGTAAAGGAGATGACCCACATAAAGGAAGAATGTGGAAAGAATCAGAATTAGTTGCTGAATATGTCTTGTCAACTCCTACCTTAATGGACATTACGGATGGAGCAACTCATTATCATGCAGACTATATTGATAGTCCAAGATGGGCAGACCCCAAACGTAAAACAGTAGCGATTGATACCCATATTTTCTTCAATCATTCGGCAAAAAGAGCAAGAAAAAACTTGACAAACCTCTAATAATTCTGTATAATAGTATATGAAGAGTGGGGGAATGCCCCCCACTCCAACCTATAATATTTTAATAAGAATAAATTATGACAACATTGATTACAGAAATTTTAGAACTCTACCGATATGTTGGTGATACAGAAGCCGCAGAGGCGGCACTGACAGAATTGATAAACGAATCATATTCTGAGGGGTATTCGTTTGCCCGTAACGAAAAGTCTTTGATTGATGAAGTATCAGACGCACTAGCAACAGATTGATGAATATATTTTATTTGGATAAACGCCCAGACGATGCGGCGGAAATGCACTGCGACAAACACGTAGTGAAAATGATATTGGAATACTCACAGATGTTATCAACTGCTCATAGAGTACTTGATGGGGATAAGGTACATCCAGACCTATATAAAATCGCCCATAAAAATCACCCTTCAACTATATGGACACGCTCATCAATTCAACATTATAGTTGGTTGTTTCGTTTGTTCAGAATGTTAAGTGCAGAATATAGTTTACGATACAGTAATGGTGAATTCAAAGTTCACAAATCGTGGGATAAACTTGGTAAAATTTTAGAGTGGGCTCCAAAAAATATTAAAGATAATGGCTGGACTGACCCCCCACAATGTATGCCCGATTACTGTAAGGATAATGATGTGGTCAAGGCTTACAGGAACTACTACATATTAGAGAAGAATAATTTTGCTGTATGGAAATATAGTCGAACACCAAAATGGTATGAGCAAGGACTTGTTGTAAATTAAATGGAAAGGAAACTCAATGCCTAATTATGATTATCATTGTGAAGAGTGTAACCATGAGTGGGAAGAACAACTACTCATTGCTAAAAGAAATGAACCTCTTGACAAACCTTGTGTTAAATGTTATACTGAAGGTTCAGTAAAACAAAAGATAGGAGTGCCTTTATTTGCATACGATAATGTAGCATCTAAAGGTCACACGAAAAAAACACCAGATTGGCTTACAGATAAAATGAAAGTCATAAAAGAAAAACAGCCAAAGGCAAACTTTACAATTCCAGGCTAATATGACTTACAAATATAATTTTGAAAATGCAACAGAAAAACGAGCAGCGGATGAAAAATACGGACATATCCTTATGCCTGATCCAGATGGTCAAGTAAAACATCCAGAACATTTACAACAACACGAATACCTACAGATACTACAGCGTGAAGCACTCAATGGAAATGTGGAAAAGGTTAGAGAGATGATTGATAACCTTCCAGAGCATCAAAAAAAAGACACAATCCAAATGATAAAGGCTTCAGTAGAATCGGTAGGAAGAACTATAGAATTATGAAAAAAATATTATGTCTTGTAGTTTTTATATTATTGTCACAACCAATTAAAGCTCATCCAGACGGAATGAAACCATATTGGTATCCATCAGCTTATACCTATGGATTTGTTAAGGGGTGTTGGGAATCATTTTCAGAAAGACAAGCATTTACAGAATTTTGGCCAGCAGAAATACAAGAAGTATGTGGCTGTGTTTTAGATAGTCTAAGACATTCTCTAACATGGGAGGAAGTTGAAAATAAGGACTCCACAAAGTTTGATGAAATTGTGGCAGGGGTATTACCTATCTGTATTTTAGAACAAACTCAAAAAAAAGAAAAAGAGAGTATATAACAAGTGAAAAAATTTAATCATGTAGGTAGTGAATTACAAGACTTACGAACTGAAAATATAAATGGGAAACGACATTATGTTACACCAAATGGGAGTTACATCTCTATCACAACTTTACTCGCTAATCTCAGCAAAGACTCAATTTCGCGCTGGAGAGAACGCGTTGGAGCGGAAGAGGCCAATAGAATCTCCACAAAGGCTTCAAGACAAGGTACAGCTGTCCACTCGCTATGTGAACGCTATATCAAAAATGAACAAGACTTCTTAGCCGAGTCGATGCCTCATTTGGTTGAGATGTTTGAGTCCATACAACCATTGTTAGATAGAATAGACAATGTACACGTTACAGAAGGTGCACTATATTCAGATGATTTACAGTTGGCTGGAAGAACAGATTTGATAGCAGAGTTTGATGGAAAACTGGCTATCATAGATTACAAGACTTCAAGGAGAATCAAAACTTGGGAAATGTGTGCGTCGTATTTTATGCAAGGTGCGTTCTATGCTCATGCATACGAGGAACGAACTGGAATCCCAATCAATAATATCGTAATCATTATGGCAGTGGAAAATGAAGAACCATTGTTGTTTAGAGAAACTAAAGAGAGATGGTTGAATCCGTTGAAAGAGGTTCAGTATAAATATATGTAAGAAATTTGTTTGATGACTCAAGAGAATAGTTAAGTAAGACGCCGGTTCGATTCCGGCCAGCTCCACCAAAGGAAGTTATGGAAAAAATAGCAATGTATCTTGCAATAATTACAATAGTTGCATTGATGATTGTTTATGGAATCTTATATTTTGGATATGACTTTCGTTGATGGGGCTGTTATGGAATTCGATTGCTAATGAAGGTATTGAAGAGAACAAATAGGGCGATGACCTACATCAAATAATTTAATCGCAAATAATGACGATTATACCGCCTACTCTTATGCACTCGCTGCGTAAGAAATAGCCGAGTTAGAGTTTCGACTCCGGCCAGTCGCTTGGGAACAGAAGAACTGGCCACTACACTTACGAAAGGTAAAATGGCTATTATAGAAAATCAACCAACTACATCTAAGCAAACAAAAGCAACTAGAGAAAGATTTGAACGTGATATAGTAAGAGGTGATAGACCACCATACTATCTAGTTCCAGAAGTCTATGAAAAGAATACAGGGATGTCTTACAAAAACTTTGACCTTCCATATAATGCTGGTAGATGTATTGTTTCTTGGCCTAATAATAAAATGCAATTTGAATGGAGATTAGCTAATGGCTGAATATATCAACGAAGAACCTTGCGAATTTATCTACAATATAACTGCTGTAGAAAAGATTGTCGATGGGGATAC